AATCTGCCAAGCAATTCCCACGGTCATAGGATAGTCATCTTTAGATCCCTGTTGGCCTTCAATCCTCCCCCCTTTCTTCGGGTTTCGGATGACAGTCAGGAATTGGGCAAGGCCTTCAGGATTGAATACTGTAATGAGTCTATCACGAATTGCTCGGCCTAAATCTCCCCACATGACGAAGCGGCTTCCGGGAGATGCATGAGCTGCAGTGTCAAAAGTATGCCACCCAGGCTTATCAGGCTCCCTAAAATATAACCGTTTGTATTTCAGCTCTTGAGCGATCCGAATTACCTGAATCCCCCAATCATTATCTTCGATTGCCCATATTGGGGAATCATACCAATTCAAAGCCTCGACTGACGCGATCCCGAACTCTGTGGGCTCAATCACAATGCTTTTGATGTCTGCGGCTGTCACACCAGTTACTACATCCAAGATCACTGTTACGGAGTCGTCTTGCCCTATACCATGAGCAGTATCAGTCGCCGCTGTATATCTCTTCCCTGCTTGGAATTTCTGGTAGATATTAACTTGTACATTATTTGCAGTATGGAGGATTTCGACAGGCTTCTTGGTGTCTTCCTTCATTTCCATTAGAATGTCCCGGTCAAAGAAAGCCAGGGTCTTGGCTGGGGCGAATGCTTCTTCTTCATTCTTAGGAAACTCTTTCTCAAATGAAGCAAGGTCATCATATTCTGCCTTGGTCTCCGCATACCACTCTTCTGTTCTACCAGGACGTGCTTCCCACCCATAGAACTTGGCTGAGTAGTGGTTTGCAGGCGCATTATGGAAAAGTCTCTGGAAAAGACTCCCCATGTAGACTGGATTAATAGTAGAAGTTAGTATTAATTGGCCTTTATTATCATCCAGACCGGGTTTGATGGAGTCGTATGCCTCTTCCAGGTATTCATGGAAGTCAGCCTCATCCAGAATACAGACGGTAGGGTCCAAGCCACGGCCAGCGTCCTTAGTGGAGGGTAAGGCCATGATTTTACCGTTATTTATGAAGCTCATTTGCTCCATATTGTTCGGAAAATCTGTACCTTGCCCTAAAGGCACCTGAAGTTCTGGAGGTAATTCCTGATATATAGCCCTGGACTTAGCCAAGAACTCATTGGAGTCCCGTTCTGATTTGGATATATCAAGAACCAGCGCTCTGGGTATGAACATCCCATTCCAAAGAGCATAGGAGGATAATATCGTAGTCATGCCGATTTTGCGGGACTTGGGGCGGTTGAGAAGCCGCTCATTCTCTAGATCTGTGACCATTTCTTCAACATAGGGCCACATCTGTAGGGGGACCATTCCTACCCCAGAGACGGGCACCTTCACAAAAGGCAGGAAATGCCGGAAGCTCCTCTGGGCCATGGCGTATTGGGTGAGGAGCTTTTCCTTTTGTATGTCTTCTAGGTAAGTGGCCATACTCCGAGCTCCACTAGCTTTTATGGGTCCTAGCTGGGTGCTCATATATTCATCACAGGCAGGAGGTCCGCCTGCCCCAGCTTCGGACTGTCTCCCCTAGGTGTATTTAGGCTTTTTCGGCTGTTTTGACGCTGGTTTGGGCTTAACAGGGTATGGACCCTTATGAGCCATGATCTCCCCCTTAACTAGTTTTACTCGGCGTTTCCTTACTGCCGTCTTGTTTGTCCATGATCGACAGCAGGCACGCCGCCGTCCGGTACTCTGGGTTCTTTAACAGATCCGTACCAGGCACAGTGCTATATTCTACCTGTTCCATGTGGTCCTTTAAGCCGCCTTTTAGCTGATCCCTAGTGTATTTCATCTTACCTCCGTCAAACTGGTATATTTAGGGGAGATTCTATAGTTCCCTTAGAGACCGTTTCCACTGATAGGGAGTATTTCCCGGCTTTCGTGGCTATATCGGCCTCATTCCCATGCGGACATATGATCCGCCTGATTGCCTCCTGGCTGTTGTGCTCAATTCTAACACAGGACAGGGTGACCACACATTCACATTCTAGGGTTCTCACGAACATGCAGTCTCCTACTACCAATTCGTCTTCTTCTTCGGTATCCTCAGCTCTTGGGTATCCTACGCTTGATCTCCTCCATGTCCTCGACCAATGCCAACAACGCCTCTGCGAACAGCCCATCGTGTATCCCTGGCGGCGACGCATTCCAAATATTTGACATTTTCGTGACTTTCATCAGCGCCACTTTCAACTCAGCGGCCTGGGTGGTCATCACATCATCGCCTGGTAGGTAGAAGAAATACTGCTACTATAACTATTAATCCATCCTTTGCTAATGTCAATTAGCTTCTAGTGTCCTAGCTACATCTTCTAACGTGGCCCCAAGTGCCGAATCATATGCAGTCAAAATAGCATACATCTTGGAATTTTGAGAAGTATGTATGGGTGAATACACATTATCCTCAATGGAATCTACCAAGATATCTACTACTTGTTGATGCCATATATTGAAAGACGCTATAAACTCATCTGAAATTCCTTGATTTCTTGCGTCTGCGATATAGGATACTACTGTGTCATTCAAATTTTTAGAAGCAACCGCATGAAATTGTTCGTTACTCAGACTATTGAAATTTGTGTTCTTAACCATGTCCTCTAAAGCATCATGAAAGGCAGTAAATTTAATCGTAAGAAACAGCCTAGCTTCATCAGATACTTGCGTCTGTGGGATAATTAAATCTACCCATGTATCTGCATGAGTGAATACACTGTGTCCTAATAGAGTTTCCGTATCAATTACACCCGCTGCTAATCTACGTTCTTCCTTGGCTTCTTCCTGTTGGCCTTGATAGAACGTGACCGCTAGTGGGCCAAGGATGCCCGTCATAAATGCTACTACTATCGCAACTATAAGGGGTGGTGATACTTTCATAACATACCTCTCTTAAATGGGGCCTTGAATCTTACCATAACCTATTCATTCTCCAGCACCTTGAGCGAAACGCCGCCCAAGAACCCGAATATTCCGCCGATAATGCCGGTCAGCACCTCGATGGCTCCAAGCTTATAACCGAGCCAGGCGGCAAACATGGAGAACATAGTCGCGCAAATAATAGCTAACAGAATGGTTGGCCGTAGATTGGCTGTCATAATCTAATCCAGTACATACCGGTCAACAACTGGTACATGGCCTCTCCCTTCTCCCTTCTTCCGACATAGTATACACCGCTGAATGGACACGTCACCCGCACTTCTCCGATTCTATCAATCTAGTAAGGAGCTATTCAGTCTCTGATCATGGGATTCATTGGGACCGCTTGGCATAGCGTGGGTAAAGTCACTCCTCTTGACCTCGGTAGCCACACCAGCCGGAAGCAGCGTATTCGACCACCTCTCTAGTGCCAGCTCCTGCTTCATCCGCTGCGTCAGATCCTCACAGAGCTGGATAATCTCCAGTTTACGTTGAGCCCACTCAGGGACTGCTCCCCCACCATTGGCTAATCCTCTTGACAGCGCCTCCCATGCATCATCTTCCACTATCCGTAGAACTTCCAACTTCCTCCCTAGGTCTATCTTGTTGCTCATATATCCTCCTCCTGATCAATGAATAAAGGGACTCCTAATGTTCTAGGCTCACGGCTGGGAACTAACACGATAATCCGAATATCGGGCCGTGCACGGGCTTATCAAAGTGGGTACATTCCCAGCCGTCAACCTAGAAAGGGACTCCTAAACGCTGGCGAGCCTACTCCCTTTCTGCTGTTGCAAGACAAACATGCTGGTACAATGTTGGCTGCTGTATGTGGGCCGCCTTGTGAAATAGGAACGACGTGGTCGATTGTTAGTGGCTTGTCCATACGATAGCAGTAAGCGCAGCGCCCTCCATAAAGCGTCACTACGGCCTCCCATTGTTCATGTGTGAACTCACAAATGACTCCGCGCAGGCGGCTGCGCCTTAGGGATCGGTACTCACGATTCTTCTCTGGATGCTCACGCTTCCACCTCTGGATACCTCTCCTATGCGGCTCAGGATACCGCGCTCGATAAGCCTTCTTTCCTCGGTTGACACACACTCGACAATAGCGGTGGCCCTTTGCGTTGGTGTAGGTGTTTGCAGTGTCGTATGGGTGACCGTGCGGACACTGCGTTTTCAGAGTTTGGGCTACTGCCACCGTCTGTCCTCCTGCCTGGTAGATAACGAATTATATCAGATGTTCTCGGAGAGCCTACCTACCGTCCCTTTCCTGGGTCCCCCCACCTTCCTGACTGCCATTTTCTCTTCCACCAAAAGTCTCGCCAAGTAATGTGCTCTAGAGCCTGGTGTGTTCGTCGTCGTCGTCGTCCAATACAATGGCTTTCCCATCAACTATCCCAGCTTCGAGCGCATCCAATCGAATCACTCTGGCTTCCAATTCTTCCAAAGTTAGCCCAGGCTTGATGGCATGGGTAACATTAACGTCCACTTTATCGGTGAGGATACCCAAAGCTTTGCCAATTGTGGACACAGCACCATTGGCGGCAGACCATTGATGGTCCTCCCGTGCTCCTGCCATGTTAGCTTCTGATTCATCGACTAATCTATCAACCGTCCAGGCACGTTTCTTAGTAACTTGATACTGGTCAATAGACTTCAATTCGGCAATTCTCATTGCCACCTCAGTATGCTCCTGGACTAGCTTGTAGGCATTCGATGCAATGGTAGGTGAGCCCATGTTTTCGGCATTGTAGGCTTCCCTGTAAGCTTCGGAATGATTCATACCAGCTGCAACGGCTCTAGCAAATGTCTCTTGCTTGTGTGTCAGCGACATGCCCAAAGTATAACATATCATGAATCATGATAGTAATAATCATTGAATCCATTGGAAATTGCGCCTAGTGTGAAAATCATCACACTTGACTATGCCTAGGCTATCCCCCATATTGGTAG